GCAAGTAAACCGCCAGATATTACATCACTAGATATTACATAGAATAATAAAACAATTACACTAACACCAACTATTTTTTTAAGTGTTTGATTCGTTCTTTTCATTAAACTCCAGTCTCATTTGGCCATTAAACTCCTTTATTGCTGTTTTTAATAAAGGTAAATAATCTTGTTTTGATTTTGTAAATGTTTGTATACCACCATTCTCGGTAACTACAAGAATTACAACTCTATCTATTGGTTGATTAAATCTTTCTTCATACATTTCACAATAGGCAGAACCTTGAATGAAATAGTTTTCTATCCATTCTTCTTTCTTTTCTTTAGTAGAGGTTTTAAAGTCTATTACAGATAATTCACCTTTGTAATCGGCAATACAATCAACACGACCTGCAACACCATAAGAGTCGCTGTATAGACCGCCCTCTTGTATTCTAATATTATTTATGTTATCTAATTCAGGTTTGAGTATGGTGAATAGTGCTGTAGGTAAAACATCTTGATTAGATAGTTCTTGATTATTTAAATAATCTTCAACTAATTGGTGTACAGCAGTACCTCTTTTAGCTGCAGTTCTCATTATCTGATTTGCAACATCATTACCAACTGACTCACGCCATTTAACTAGACCTTCATTATTTCTACCTGATAGAACTGTTGTAATCGAAGGATACTTTTTACCTTCTGGTGTAACATAGAATCTTTTCTTGTTGATTGTTTCAGTATGTATTTCTGGTAATTGAGTTGTTAGTGGGACATGACTAAACGATTTCATATCGTATTTGTCATTTAGAAAGGCGTTCATTTTGTTCATGATAATTCCTGTTTATTTAACTTAGACTTATATTATAACAGATTTTCTAGATAATGTCAAGCGCTAATTTCGTAGTCTCCTCAACTCGTCTAGTCCAACCTTTACCGAAAGTATCAAAAGTAGATAATTGTTCATAATACTTTTGTCTCATTTCTTGATACTTTTTTACAGATTCATGTTCACCATTTTCTCTGATATATTCATCAACTTTTGCCAAAGTATTAGGACCAATGCCACCATCAACTGTGGTGCCAATCATTGATTGTAAGAATTTAGCTGCACGACCAGGTCCTGCATTTACACCAAAATCAAATACACATAGGTCTAGACCACCAGGCAAATCATCACCTTTCATTCTATCCCAATAACCTTTTTTGTATATTGGTGCCACATCTTCGACTAATAAGTCTTTCATATCTTTAGTGCCACCATGTTCTTGATAAACTCTTTTCGTAACACCTAGGTTTGTTTCGCCACCTGGGTCTTTAGGGTGATTTACATAACCACCTTCGTGGTGTAAAATTGTTTTCAAACATTCATCATAATTACTTTTCATTATTTTCCCCTTGTGATTGCTATTATCTTTTTAACCTGAGCTTCAATTACTTGAGCTCTGTTAGGCCAATGTATATAGGCTTCTGGTGATTTTGCTAATTTAATTAATAATGGTATTATAAGTTTTTCTAATTGAGCAAACTTTTCTTTTTGTTCTTTGCCTAAATTATCTTTTCTCAAATCATATTCATCATCCATTTGCTTTTTAGCAATCTCTAATTCAGTTTGATTCTTCTCACTTACTGCTGTCTTAGTAGAACTAATTAGAGATAAAACTCTATCTAGTTTAGTATCTAATTTGCCTACTATATCGCTAGAAACCGCCTTGGCAGTACTATCTGCTGTTTGTTTTACTACTGTTTCTGTTTGTTTAGATTGTTCTTCTGATGGTTTTTCTTTGACCGAGGTAAAACCCCAATCACCGTCACCTTCAAAGCCATCTAAAAAATCGAAGTCTGCCATATATGTTTCCTTTAGTTGGTGTAGCTACACACATTTAATACAGTATCGGATTGACTCCTCAACTTATGACCATCGCCTGGCGTGTTGAAGTTTCTCGATAGTATCATTTATATTTATCTTCCTTTGCCTTTAGACTTACGGTCTCTATGTTTTTTTACTATGTTTTCAGTTTGAGTTTGTTTGACACTCTTTTTACCATATCGTTCAGCAAGTGGGCTAGTAGGATGTGCTTCTGAAATTCTAGCCATATTCTCTTTCCAACCATTATCAGTATGACTATCAACACTACCGACACTTGATACAATATTCATTTGAGTCGGTGGTAATAATGTTACATTCTTATTTTTTTTAAGTTTCTCCATATCTGCAATAGACATAAAATCTTCATAAACTATACCTGTTTTTAAATTTTTAAATCTATATGTTGGCATTGATAATCTTTTCCATTTGACTCATTTGTTTACTTAATAGTTCAAATTCTTTATCACTCATAAAATGTTCATCTTTCATAAAAAGTTCAAATTCTGCATCATTCATGTTTATCTCCTAAATTGTAGTCTCATAGCCGCCCGCTAGGCGGTCTTTACAGCTGTCTTAGTACGATAGTACCCCCAAAAAATTGACTCTATCGCCTATATTTCTCCTTTGACGCCCTAGGGCGCCCTCTAGATTCATTCTACTGCTTCACTAAACCATACTGGTGTTGGTCTAGATGTCCACTTTGCAAAATAAGCTTTTGCTTCTATGTAGTAGTTTTTATATGATTGAATACTATCACCAGGCACTATGCATTGAGGATAATGAGACATGGCAGGTGGTGGTTCTACCCAACCATTGTCTTTTAAATTAACTGGTGGGTGTTTTAAAAGGTCCTCGAGCAGTTTAATAGTACTGTGTTCTTTTTTATATCGGTGTGTATATTCCCGTCCAAGCTCGGTGAACAATGAGTACAACCAGTTATAGTGCTGAGAAGAAGAACGAGCCCACACAGCACTAGGGTGGTGGTAATGTACCGCTTTGTAAATTGTTGCTTCTTCATTTGGATTTTCTAGTCTATACCTTTGTACTCGTCTGCCTGTTTTTGATTTTGCTTCATATTTAATGCCGTCTGTCATTCGTTTTGCTGTGGATAGTAATTGTGCATATTCGACAATCATTTTGACCACGTGCTTATCAACGTGAAGTTTAGCACAAGTTTTTGTATCATTATGTAAATAAAATATATTCATATCAGTATTATATCAGTTTAATTCCTTTTTGTCAACCTCTTTAACTTTCTGCATAAGCGATTGTAGTTTATCTTCCCATATTCTTTTCATGTCTGGATCCTTGGCCTTTTGATGTGCTTTATACAAACTTGCAGCTCTTCGCCAAAATACTTCTAAAGTGTTATTATAAGTCATTTACTTCTCCCATTTATAAAATATGTGGTCACCAATTTCTACAGTCTTTGTTTTAGTTTGAGCCCATGCTGGTGTTACATAATCTGCATGATAATGAGTTGCACCATCGGTAATGTCTAGCATTGTAATATCTTTAATTAAAGATACATATGATAGATTGTATATCTCTTTATATAACTTTGCATTTTGTTTATGAATTACATCTGCTTTACCATCACAATACCATGAAAATTGGCATTTGTGTTTGATAGGATAGTAAGTTCCATTTTGTTTCCAAGACTCTTTTGTAGGTCCTTGCTTAACCACTTCACAAATGGTATTTGGAAACCTTTTGTCCTTTACTCTATTCATTGTTACTGAAATAACTGCACTCCAACCAGCAGTTCCTTGATTTCTAGATTCATGATAAACATTCTCTGCAAGACAAGTTGCTTGAATTGGGTCTACATCAACATTCTTTGGTGTTTCAATTGGTAGTGATGGTTCACTTATTGCAAGTCCCATCATAACTATTAATTCATTTAAAGTAATCATATACTCATATAATACACTAAAACGGGATAGATGTCAAGCACTAAAATTCGTACTTGAGACCAACCCCGATAGCGTTATATTCGCTGTCACCTCGTTTCATTCTATAACGAGTGCTTAACGTATAGTCTTGAAATAACTTTTTATCTAGTTTAATAGCATAAGTTCTATCACTTTGCTCATGACTGGTATCATAACTGTTACGAAATCTTATACTAGTCCCTATATTCAAGTCTTGATTGATTTTATATTTAATTCCTGGAGTCATTACCCAATAACCAAAGTCATCATCTTTGACAAACTTTTGTCCTGTGGCCAGATAAAGACTGCTTGACCAATCTTGATTTAGTTTATGTTTCAATTTTGGACCTAGCTCAAGACGAGAGGTATCTTTTCTGTCTGTATGATTAGTTGATATTTTTACGTCTAACCAATCGTATACGTGCTTACCGTACTCTACACCAATGGTATTAGAATCAGTTTTACTATCTTTATGGTCAAATTTGACCCCATAGAAGTACCCTTTTTTATCTGCGTTTGCCTCATGACAAGCGATTAATAAAAAACTTGCAAGTAATATTGTTAGTTTTTTCATGTTTTACTCCTTTTTCATGAAATCGTCATTCCAATCGAATGCTTCTTTTACTAGATTGCCAGTAAAACCTTTGTACTTGTTATTAACTTTTTTGTTTACAACTGCTACTAGAAACTCTGCCTCTTCAGCAGATAATCCTTCTAACATTTGAATAAAAATTGTTTCTCTTTTATTGCTAGACAAAGTACTATCGCCACCTTTTGTAAACAGATATAATCTTTTTGCTTCTTGTCTAAGCTGAGTATGTTCTGTTCCTATTGGAGCGTCATTCTTTGTATATGGCACATCACCTTTTGGTAATAACCATTCTATTTTTGGGTCAAAAGCACCTTTTAAAACTTGTCTTAATGCTACAGTATCATTATCTTTTAATACTTTTAGTTTTCTAGGTTTATCTTTTGCGTTGTTTATTTTTGTAGCAATCTCACTCATTAGTGGTGGTACAGCTCTGCCTGCTTCTGCCATTGCTGCCATACCTCGTCTATTTGCTAATGCTGGGTGGGATTGTGTTGGTTGTTGCTGTGCTTCAAATCCTTCTTGACTTGCTATTGTTCCATCTGGATTTCTTCTTATTATTGCCATGTTACATTCTCCTTAACAGTTCTTTCGAGTCTAAAATTCATCTATTGACTCGATTAAAGTTTTAAGTTTTTTGTTTATAAAGTAACCTAGTATTTTATCTCTAGTTGCTACTTTCACATTCAAAAACTCATTATTAATTTTATCCTCAAGTGTTTGAGGTACACAACTTAAATCAATTAATGTTCGATTTCGGTTGTAATTCCTTTGCTCTTCTTCAGTAAAGGTCATAGAAATTTCTTCTATCCAACTATTTATACGTTTTTTACTTAGAGGTNTTTGTCTTCTACCTTCAACGAACACATTATCATCTGATAACACATTTGGTATACCATCGCTTCTATCACCTTTTAATATATGTTCTTTGATATATAGACTTGGATTTTCATCTTTTCCTACAAATTTATTAAGTACAGGATTATANTGTTTTATTCTATCATTATTCGTATTTTGTAATTGTATGAAATCTTTATCACCTGATAGTATAAGCACCTTCTCGGTAGTTCCTCTACATAGAACAGCAATTATATCATCTGCCTCTGCTGTATCTATTTCTATAACCTTGTAAGGCAAGAATGCTTTAATCTCATTTTTAACTTTAGATATGATATCAAATATCATAGTCCAATCATGTTCAGATTTTGCTCTATTTGCTTTTCTACCTGCCTTGTAGTTAGGAAAGACTTCTCGTCTCCATACATTACTACTATCACAAGCAATAACCATTTTACCGTATTCTTTTCTGAATTTTTTGTTGTGGGCACGAAGTGAATTTAAGACCATGTGTCTAACAAGGTCCTCATTTAATTCAGGTGCATCTCTGCCATTGATTTGAACCATCAGGTTCGATATCATTATTTGATTTATGTCAACTATTATCATTATATAAACGCCTTTAATATTCCTACTAACAGTAGTGTGGATAGAGCAGCATTCAACATTATTATTGCTCTGTCATGCCATAGTATTCCTACCCAAAGCCAACCTACTACACCTAAAAAACTAAAACATAAGTCGAATGTATTAAACTCACCAACTGCTCTAAAACAAGCTGCAATAAGTAAAAATACACATGCTACCCATTTAATGTACCAAGATATGTCGCCTTTTGGTGTTGCTTTTTTAAACACTCTGGTAGAATTTAGTGCTTTAATTTTGTCATCTAACTTTTTGTATGTCATAATATAATTATATCAGGCTATTGACCTGATGTCAAGCATTAATCCAGTGTAATATCAGGTTCAAATTCTATATCTAATTCTTGTAGTCTTTCTTCTTGTTTTTTCTTAGATTCTTTTTTCTTTCTAACAATAACATTACCATAATTAATATCAGTAACTTTTCTACCATCTTTGAGTATGTGAATTTTAGCAATGGAATCAGAGATAGTCTGCATTGGATAATCTCTACCAAAATCTCTTTTTAATAAACTTTTAGTAGCTTCAATCACTATTGCTAGGTCTCTTAAAAATACATCTGATTTAGTATCAACAACATTTTCTTGAAGCACATGAATAATATCTAAGATTAAACTTTCAGTTATTTGGTCAACGAATATATCTTCTTTAATTCGTCTTGCCTCTTCTTCTGATGGTTCAGGTTTTACAGGTTTGTTGTTATAAACAACTCTATCTGTTGGGAACTTTATCACATTTGAGTTCTTTTCCATCTAACCTCTTTTTTTCTTTTGTAGTTCTCTTTTTATCCATGAGACTGCTTGATATGATGTAGGTGCTTTAGTTACCATTCTTCGTATTGCTTTGTATACTTTAGGGTTTACATCTTCAGCAACTTTATTATTATCTACAATAATAAAATTACTTGTGCCAAATAGGTTTTGTAATTTACCTATGTTTTGTTGTACTTGTTTGTGATTTGATATCACAATAGCATCTGGTACTTTTCTTGGTCTCATTTGATTTCTTTTAAGAGCAACTTCTAAACTTGTATTTACAAACACCATATGTACATCATAACCGATATGTCTCATTGTGTTTGCTTCTGATTCTATTCTTGCAACATCTCTTGCTGTGCTGTCTAGTATGAGACCTAAACGACCTTCTAATGCAAGTTTTAACTGTACGCCAGTTCTTGCTTTTGCCTTTGTTCTTATTTCATCACGCCTTGCAATTTCTTTAGCATTTGTTGTTGCCATATTTAATGACATCTTTTCTTTATTTAAGGCAGCTGCAAAAGCATTATCACTATTAATAACTTTTAATCCCATGCCCATTAATGTTCTTTCAGAAACCCATGATTTACCTGAACCAGGACCTCCTGCAAGAAAGAATGCTTTGAATATATTTGGGTCGTACACGCCCTCAGATATGTATTGTTGAAAGTTTATCATGCTACTATTTATGTACCTTTGTTAGATTTTTTCACCTTTATAATTTATCTTACCTTCATTAATAAAGTGTTCTTTTAACTCATTATAACCACCTACATGAA